TGATAGACCTGATTCTTTTCACAGCGAATCTTTTGACACAGAATTACCTTTGGATTTTGATTATTATCACCAAGGGGAAAACGTAGACACCAAAACCATAATCAGTTTTTTACAGGAATTTAATAAGATTAGTGGGTTGACAGTTTATTGGTATAGACTCCAGGATGCCACAATTGGGCTCGATCCTATTTTTTTGGAAAAAGCTAATAAAAAATGGAGTAGGCCGGTTCCGATTAAAGCTGTATTCCAATATCTTGAAGAAGTTATTGAGAACCAAAAGTATGGTATCCAAATTCTTGATGAAGTGAATTTAATTATTGAAAAAACTTATTGGATAGATATTACGAAAGTAGAAGCGCCACAAATTGGAGACTTATTTTATATCGAGCATATTAAATTAATGTTCGAAGTTGTCAATAGGGTTGATAGCGATGCAAATTTTTGGGGGAATAAATTAACCTGGAAATTAACTGCTAAGATTTGGCAACAAACTAGTGAAGATAAAGATGTTGAGCATGATGTGGTTGAACCAGGATGGGCAACAGATGAACAATTACAGGATCAACTCCCCATCACAGGCGAACCCACACCTGGACAAATTACCAAGGGCGTAGAAGAAAAATGTGAAGAATTACATACGTATGCGCCTGGGGAAAATCCGTTTGGGAATTTCATTTGGATTCCATTTATTTTAATGGCATCACAAATGATGAAGATATTATAATGAAAACGATATCAGGAATTTATATTTTCACTTTTCCAAATGGAAAACAATATGTTGGTCAGTCTATACATTTAAAAAGAAGAATGTCAGAACATTTTAATAAAGATTCTAAAAAAGTTTTACCAATATGTGTTGTAGATAGAGCCATTAATAAATACAGAGGAAAAACACAAACTATAAAAATGGAATATCCCATTGAAGAATTAGATGAGTGGGAGAACTATTATATAGATTTATTTAATACTTTTACCCCTAATGGATATAACAGAAGACGAAAGGGGAATTTAGCGAAGGAATCGAGAGAACAAATATCTAAAACTTTAATGGGACACGTTGAATCTGAAGAGACTAAAAAGAAAAAATCACTAGCGAGAATGGGGGAAAAGAATCCTTTTTTTGGTAAGAAACATCCTATAGAAAAACACCCACGCTCAAAAAGATACATTTTTATATCTCCAAATGGATTATCTTATAAAGTTTTCGGTGATTTCAATGGTTTTTGTAGAAGTGTTGATTTGATTCCAAATAGTATGAGAAATGTTTTAATGAAAACTGTTAAAAGTTATAGAGGATGGCGAGTTGAATATGATGCGGGTTATAATAAACAATCTTTAAATGAGATTTATCATTAGGAGAATCAATTGATGAAAAAAACAACTATTAAGTGGATAATTTTTTGGGTTTTATTGTTTATGACAATGGGAACTGCTTTGTATCTTAGTGTATGGTCTGCCATGCATCATTAAGGAGAATAAAATGAAATTTAAAATTCCAAAACAAACAACAATAGATTCAACTGGTTTATATGCCATTCGATCTTGGCGATATCGAGACGGACGAATAGTATTGGTAAAAAAAGATAGATATGGTCTTTATTGGGATGAAGATTGGCAAAAGGCTAGAGTTAAGGATGAAGAAAAATTAGAGTGTTGGAAATTGGAGGAATAAAATGAAATTTAAAATTATTGAAGAGTTATCGAATTTTAATTTTGGGACTGAATTTGTTAATGCTGGTAGGGCATATGAAAAAAAAGTAACCGAAAAGGATGTAGATGCAAAGGAATTGGAAATGGGGATTGCTGTGGAAATGGAACATACTGTCAATAAAGATATAGCAAAACGTATAGCATTAGATCATTTGGCGGAACTGAAAGATTATTACACCCGACTGGCAAAGATGGAGAAGAAAGGTAAGGAAGCACAAACTGAAAAATCTGAAGATACGGAAAATGATGAATCTGATGCTGAAGATAAAAAAGAAGATAATGATGAAGATGAAAAAGAAGATAAAGAGAATTCATTAAAAGTGTAAAATGAAGTTTAAACTCCTTGAAAAAGTTTTTGATGTCGTTAGTGGTAGCTATCTTAAACAGACCTACTACATTTATGTAAACCCGACAAGTCAAGAATTGCGTTCCAAGGAAGATTCAAAATGGAATAGAGGGGTTATTGATGAAAATGGAGATTTGTATATAGAGGCAAAATGGAATGACAGTAAAGATTACAGTACTGATCAAAAATTTTCCAGTTGGATACATGATGATTTATTAGAACATCTGCATAAAAAAAATAAATGTCTTAAACTCATTGAAGATGAATGGCATAAAGATAAAACTTCAGTTAATTATGGGGTCTGTGTTCAACGTGAAAATGACACTTTAAACTTTTGGATAGCTGAATCTTATAATTCATGGGTAATAGATTTTGGAAAACCACAAATTGAAAAACTTTATGATTTGGCTAAGAAGAAAAATCCATACTTAAATTTTCATCTGAAAGAAATATATTATTCAACAGAGGTAAAATGAAAACAACGCAAGATAAAATAAACGAAAAGAAAAAAACATTAAAAGAAATAAATGAAACCTTAGATAAGTCATTGTTATTATACGATATTATGACTTCACAATTTGGAGCTCTATATGCCGCCAACAATGGAAAAGTAGATGGCAAGCAAACCCTTTCGGGAATTGCACAAATGCTTTCTAAAATTAATGAAATGTTAGTAACAAGGAATAGTATCGAAAACGAAATCAACGCCCTCCTAGAATTGGACGAGCAAGGACAGTCAAATCCAAATGAAATTACAGGGTCAAAAGCCGATATCTTAAAATTATTAGATGGAGCGAAAAAAGTTAAATAAAAATGCCTATTAAACCAGCAATAGTCCGTTCCCCATTACCATCATTGACAACAGAAGAGTTGGAAATATTCCAAAAATGTTCCGAAGATATTTTGGAATTTATCAAATATGTTAAAATTTTCAACCCCGCTAAAGGATGGTTATTGCTTTCAGATGTTATATTTCCTAGACAGAAAAAAATATTAAAAGATTTGCAAAATAATTGGAAAAATAAATATACGGTACTTCTTTCCCCCCGACAATCTTCAAAAACTACTCTAGTTCTTGTTTTCATTTTATGGTTGATCACATTCACATCTTCTTCCAATGTGGGAATTCTTGCCAACAAAAAAGATAATGCTAGAAAAATATTCCGTAGATTTAGCGGCATGTATGAAAAACTCCCACAGATGTTCAGACTATCCACTTCTACTAGTGACAGTAAATTTGAATTGGAATTGGAAGATGGTACTATTGTTTTTTGCGCAGCAACATCCAAATCTGGATTACGTTCAGAATCTTTAACTCTTTTGTATCTTGACGAATTTGCATGGTTGCCCACGCTCGAGCTGCAATCGGAATTTTGGACTAGTAATTACCCCATCATGCAATCAATGGATGGTGGCCTAATAGTCTCATCAACACCACAAGGTAAAGAATTATTTTATGATTTGTATTGTAAAACACAAAAAGAATTGAATGGTGTAGCTAATCCCACTTATGATTCAAAATGGATTTTGGAAAAAATACATTGGAAAGATGTTGACCCCCGCGGAAAAGGCAGAGATGATAAATGGAAACAACAGACCATTCGAGATTTGGCCGTAGGTGGAAAGAATGGTGAGGAAAGATTTGCACAGGAATTCGAATGTTCTTTTGAAATCCAAGCGGGCGTTGCGAGATTTTTTAACCAGGATATTATAGCAAGAATGCAATGGCGACCACCCGATTTCGAATGGGGAATGGGGCAAGATTATAAAGGCGAACCAATAAAGATATATGATCAAATAGCAGATCAGACTTTTTTAATAGGTGTCGATTTATCTGAGGGAAAATGGCAAAATTTTTCTACGGTTGTCGGTTTATCAGCACGTAAACAAAAATTAGGTGGTGATCTAGATTTGGACACATTTGCTCTGCGGCAAGCATTTCAATGGATGCATGCTGGAACTTTACCCGATGATTTTTTTAATTTTCTTTTTTATTTTGTGATTAAAGAATTGAATGATAAGTGGTTTATGATATTCGAATTAAATGATGTCGGAAGAATATTTTCTGTTCGATTCGAAAGTTTAATTGCAGAAATAACATCTGGGGAATTTTCCAAGAAAAATGAAATATTCAAAACAATATTGACTGATAAATTTTCAGGCGATAATGATATGATGGTAAATTATCTCACCAGACGAGTATACAGATCATTAGGTGGTGAGAAAAAACG